TAGGCGAGCGCCTTGCGAAGCTCGGTGTCCTTCATAGTGAGCCAGAGGCCTTCGTTGAATGCCACACCTTCCAAAGGTTTCGCGAGTTCGTCGGACTCGGCCTTGGCGAGTTTCTTCACATTCGCACCGGGCTTTGCGAGGGCAGCAAGGTATTTCTGGTGAATACCACCACCCATGGCGAATTGCGCGGCGAGTTCGGGACGATCGGATGCGAGCTTGTATTTCATGGCAGCCATGTAATGGTCCGTGGAAGGGTACTCCAAGTCGCCATCCTTGATGGGAGAAATCGTGGACGGAGCCAGGAATCTCGCGGCGTCCTTGAATTCAGGTCCGAGCTCTAGCTGGGCGAGCTTCGCATCGGACAAGTCAGGCGCGGCCGAGTAGAACTGGAGGAGCTGGGTAGGCGTGTATTTCTTGGCTCCCACTGCAACGGCAGCTGCGGGAGCAGGAGCAGCCACCTCTTCCACTGCCACCTCCTCTTCCGCGGCGGCTGCTGACCCCCCGCGGCGTTTGAAGATGAACCACCGATTGAAGAAACTGTATTGCTGTACCACGGGAACCATAGCAAACTTCTCCCCCGCCTTCGTCGCAGCCGCATACGTCTTGTCAAACAGCTCCGTGCTCGCCGTCAATCCCATCTCCTTACACTCAGCATCCGTCAAGAGATCGCAACCAATCTTGCTCATCTCCGCACGCAACAACTCAAACGGCACCAAATACTCCTTTTGCTCCGTTCCAATACTCAAGAACTTCACGTCAATCGCCATGCCAAGTGAATCCACAGTGTTCGTCAAATCCGTCTCCGAATACCTCTTCGTGATACGCCACACCTCCTCGCCCTTGTCATCCGAGCCCATCAAGGTCCCGCCCTCTTCCTGGCCCCGCAGCGCATCAAAGACGCGCTGGCCGTCGAAACAGCATCCGATAAACAAGCCCCCAATCTTCAAGCAATCGCTCACATTCTGCATAAACCCAGCCAGGCTCATTTCGTTCTCAAAGAAATAGTGAATGGCAAACATAATGGCCACGCAATCGGCCCCGCCCCGTAGCTTGCCCATGGCATTGTTCTTCACAAACGGCGGTACAGGGCCATCAGGAGCCACCTTACCGAGTACAGCCCGCATCATATTCGCCTCCTCCGAGCTAGCACCTGCCTCGCCCGTGGACAGATTCTTCGCCGAGCTCCCAATCGTAAAGACCATCTTCCCCACATTGTCATAGCCCCCGTATTTCATCACCGCGTTCAAATACCGACGATACGCGCCGTCGTTCGGGTCGCGAATACCATTGCCAGCAATATCCGTGCCATACACGAAACTCGCATTCAAATTCACCCAACTCCACAAATCACCGCCCTGACCGCACGCCAAGTCCACCAGCGTCTTCCCACCTCCGCGCAAACCCCGCCCCCACAGAATCTTCTCTTTTACATATCGGCGGTGAAATTCGCGCAGGCCCTTCACAATCATCAAATCCTTCTTCTCCGACTTGCGATCGTAATAGACCTTGGAAATCTCCCCCGAAGCCAGCTGTGCCACTGCTCCACCAATCTCCTCTAACTCCTCGGCGGAAGGTTGCTCTGCTCCGGTGCGAATCATGTGATCCGTAACCGGCTCGTGAATACTGTTCCAAACACCCTCGGCAGCCTCGTCCTTGTTCAGAGTACGACCGAGCTCTCCGCGCTGGAATCGCTCGGTCTTATCGTAACGAATGCGCATGGGAATCCACCGCCACCCACTCGCGTTCTTCGGCTCGTACCGCATCTCCACAATACTCTTGTCCTCAATCGGGTCTCCGTTCTCGCACCGGACAAGGTCTTCGCCCGTCACAGAATCCTCCACCTCCATGTAACAGGTATTGGCCATCGTATCGGGCAAATCCACGGGATTGAACAGCACAGGCTTATACTCGCGCCGCCGCCCACGGAATCCCGCAGCAGCCGCCGTAACGGTAGAGCCAGGCAGAGCCTGTTCAAAGAGGACCGTGCCACGCGGGTCGTCGTATGCCGGGTCCGTATCACTGCCCACATACAAGTGCATCACCTTGTATTGCACAGTGGCACCCCCATTGCCAGTCCCAGTATACACCGCGTCCTCCTTCGTCTCCGCATCCTTGTCAAATGTGGCCAAGAAATCCACCGTGTTTTCGTCGGACGGCTTCCACTTCAACTGCTCGGCGAACTTCACGCCCGGTCGCTCAGGAAGAGGCAACAGATTCGGCGTGAGAATCAAGCCGTCCGTGTGGTACATCTTGGCCGCGTCAAGGATGCGAGAACATGCGGTAAATACACTCTTATCCGCAGCATTTGCGAAGACGAAGCGCTTCACGGATACGAGAATCTTATTGCGATCCGTCACACCCGCCGAAGCCACGACAGATGGCCCCTCGCCAGCGTTCCACTTCTCTATCCACGCCATCATCTCGCCGAAGCGCCCGCCCTCACGCTTCTCCGCCCCCTGGCCGGCAAAGGGCATCTTCGTGATATCCCTGCCCCCTGTAGCTACATAGCAGTCAAAGATCATGTACTGCTGGATAGGATTGCCGTCACGATCACGCGTCACAAACTCGCCGTCCACGAGAGAATCTGCCACGGCAGCACGCACTAGGCCAGTGCGATACACATTGAGTGACATGTCCAACAAGAACAGCTCACCCGACTCGTCCACGTAACCCATCGTGCGAAGACCATCGGCCTTGTCCGTCACGTTGTAGCCATCGCGGATATTGGGCACTCCCTTGACCCGAGTATTCACCATGTTCTCCAGAAGAAGTGTAATAGGTGCCACGCCACGGAAACGATCCGTGCCGGTCAACCTCTTATACCCCTCTAACACCTTCCCCGCGACCGACTTGCGGATTAAGATGCTGTGCTTGTGAATTCCCCGCAGAACTTCGCCCACACCGCGCACGAGATTCTTCAGAGCCTTTGCAGCCGCTTCTGCTGCAGCAGCAGACGCTGTGCGAAGCAGCTCCACCTCCATCTCGTAGCTGGCTGGACGGCGTGTAATGTCGCGCTCCCCAAACCTCGTCTGCCACAGATAAGTTCCCCGCGCATCCGTAAACGAACTGCGCACCATGCTCAGATCAAAACGTACCCCATTCGCCTCATCCATAAATGTCCACCGGCGCATCAAGCGAAAGGCCTTGCGCTGACTCTCCCAGCGCCCGAGCATCTGGAGCACCACGGGGTCGTTCTCGGCCAAAGCAATCTCCCGCCGAATCTTCACACGCACGTCGTACTCCTTCAAATCCACATTGCTCTCCACGCCCGCCCTGTCCTTGATCATGGCCGTGAAGGAGATATTCTCCAGGCTGTCTTCCCGACAGTAGCGCTGGATGTCGCCCAGCCCTGTCACGGTAAAACGCACCTGCTCCGGCGTGATAATATTCATATAGTCCTCCTGGGGCATGGCGCGATAGCCCTTCGCCTCCAGGCGCTGAGCCACAGAAAGGAAAGTGGTCGTCTCACCGACAGTCTTCCCCTTGAAGCCTGCCTCTAACTCCCACCCATCATGGACCCTCCACTCTTCGATGACCCTCTTGAGGGCATCTGCTTCGGCCGGGCGGAGCTCCATGGTTTCTAGTTGAGACCTAGGAGAAAACCTTTAGTTGGCTATCAATTTTTGAATAGCCTCAGCGCGTCCAAGTGCCTTTGCCCAATCCTCCTTTTTCACCTTTGCGCCCAGCTCGGCAGGCCGAGGATGTAGTCCAAGGCCCTGTGCGCGCGCCTTGATTTCCTCTAGACTTCCATCGGCCACCGGCCACTCAATCGTCCACCCATCATCCTGACGATTACTGATCCACCGCGCAAAATTCGGCCCACCACCCTCTAACATAATCTCGCATCGCGCATCCACCCATAGCGTCTTCAAGCCATTATTCCACGCCCGAAAATCTTCCGGCACGGTCCACACAGCCTTGGTTTCCACGTCAAAACACACGGTCTGAATCTTCTTGAGTGCGTACAGAATCATCGCTACGACCTTCGTCTGATCGGTACTCGGCTTAATAGTTGCGAGCGCATCGCCCATCTTCGCCTTGGTGAGCTTACGATTGCCACGGAGGTTCGCCAGTGCCTCTTCCTGAAGAGCAAATGCCTTGACGCGTACCTCGGTGGCCCTGTAGCCATCGCCAGCAATGAGCATCAGAGGGTCCTCGGACATCAGCCACGCCGTCGTGAGACGCGCTGGCACTAGGTGACAAATACGAGAGCCCCACAGCATATCCTTTGACTCCATGCGAGAGGTCTCTCCAATCTCTTTCGCGAACGTTCTAACACAACTATCGCGAGAGGGGTTTTTGTTGATAATGCGACGAAATTCTAGCATCTCCATTACGTGTATAATATACATGAAACCACCTTAGGCCTAATCGTCTCCGTTATTCATCAGATTACTTAATTCCTTCTCACGGCTCTCAAAGCTTGTGCGATTATTCTTACAGAAGCTTATCCATTCTTTAATATTGTCCACAGTCTCTTGCTTCAGGCTCATCAGGTCAAAAAAAATGCCGTTGCGATTTTCGCTCAGTTCTTCGGAGCATCTTCGGAGGATGCGGTACAACTCCTCTTGCTCAGCGCGATTAAAGGTACGAATATCTTCCATAATTTGTTTTCTTTTCTCAAACTCTGTGTCGCCCATTCTTATGTTTGCGAACCTTATGTGAAGAATATTATTACGCGTCTCCGGGAAAGATTATTCCTCTTCTGCTACTTCCTTCAATGCGGGCATTTCGTCCTCTGAGGCCTCCTCCTGTTCTTCTTCTACCGCAGGAGCTTCTGCTTCCAGAGGAGCCTCTACTGCCGTTGCCTCTAAGCTCACCAACTCGCCAATACTCAGAATGTGTGTGGCATTTACTCGCACTTGCGACTTCTTTATATTTACACGAATCGTGTCACCCACAGAAATAGCGTCAAACACATCATTGCCGATGTGAAGGTCCCGCGGAACCATAATACGCACGGCATTGTCAACAACCACATAGCACCCCATCTTATTCTTGAGACTCACTTCCCCAACAACCTCCGTGCCATCGGGAGGATTATACACCTTACCCTGCGCCTTTACAAAGTAAATGAAATCCGCAGTAGCACGACCCTTCTCACAAATTCCCATAGAACGACTTAGCATTTCCAGACTACCTGGAATCACGAAGCCGTGCTTAGAGCACTTGCCCTCTAACTGCTTCTTTAGTTTCGTCAAGATAATCTCATCAAATGATTCCACATCTGAGTGAAGATCTATTGGGGAGATGACGACCTTGTCCTGAAATACGGCGATCTGTTCCATCTTGGGGACCTTATCTAACGTAGGTGCCGTGTTTCATTTTTAGACCCTAGGCCTTAGGGCCCTAGGACCAATTATCTCAAGGGATGGTCATGTAGTTTTGACTCCAGAGGTCTGTAAAACCAGCGCTTCGTGTTGAATTTTATCTTATCCAAATATCTCATGACAATATCGCTTATTGTACAGATGCGCACAGAATTTTTTGCGTTATCTTCATTAATAAGATCCATTCCCAAGGTATGTTTCCCTGCTTCCTTTAATTTTTTACCAAATGTCCTCAGACGTTTCATCTCATAACTCGTATTACTGTTTATAGAGCACTCAGAGCCTCTTGTAATCTTCGCTCCAGGTGTAGGAGGTGTGTTTTTCTTATATACAAGCTGTTTTTTCTTCGGATGAAAGATAATAAATCCATATTCATACCCTGTCGTAACTACATTTATCTTCTTCTTGAGCAATGGGTCACGCACCGTATCTTTCTCAAGCACCTCTATTACCGCGCGCGGACAGGGTACGACCGAACCTGCTCCTGCAGAGGCTGCGCTCTCAACATACAAATACATAATCTCATTCGTGGCAGAATTGAGGATACGAATGTACGTGACATCTTCCATGTTCCAATAAGATTCCTTCGCAACCGCCCGTAGAACCTCATCTTCATGCGCACTCTTAAACAGAGCCACCTTCACCCCCGTCGGCACGAACTCATCCCAGAAAAACTCCATAACAATATCCGCGTAGACACCCCGCACCTCAACATCCCCTTTTACATTATTATAGAGCCAACTCAACATATCCAGCCTCTCTCCCTGCGCCTTTGTTTTCCCCAAACTCTGTTTCAAGGCATTCACAGCCACTACAATTTCAGCAGGCACTGCTCCAGCACCTTCTTCTCCATTACGAATCTTGCCAGTCCACGCAAGCACACTCGGCCACAAGGCCTCTGACCCAGCCCCATCGCCTGTACCATCCCCGCTAACATGCTGTACTATCTCCTCGGCTTTCGGCTCAAAGCTATCTCTAGGGACGGGAACAACCATCGTACGCAGCGCAATAGGAATACTCCTATCTTTCAGAGAATTCGGCTGAAAAATATAATAGCCGTTGCGCAAGATAATTGACCCTGTTCCGAATTTCGTGACAACGCGAATACGCTGTTGAATAATATCTGTCAGTAACGAACGTAAAAGAGGAGCAGGTATAATAGCAAAATCATTACTAATCTTCTCAAAGGTCACAAAGGGCGTGCCCTTGGTAATTCTGTCAATCAGATAATTCTTAAGGCGATTCATTTGGAATCTCGCAGTGTATTCATCATACGTAGAGCTATCCTGCATTTCAATTGGTATGTCCGTATTGATGGCCACACTCAGGCCACCACGACCGCGCACATATTTACAGTCATAGTCACACGTCTCTACCCAGTCGCACAAAGGTGTAAAAGGGACATCGTTGATGGGGACATCACGTCTCTCCGCTCCTTGACTGTCGTATAGCACAGGTATCGGGTCAAGGTTACTCACCACGATGGCGTCCTTGTTCAAGGAGCAGTCTATCGCGTACTCCTTTATCACACGCGTAACCTGCCCTACTATAAGCGCCTTGCGCAAGGCCATGCGGTAAGAATACATGTCTATGGATTCCGTGGCCGGGTCAGTATTATACGCATTCACCAGCAAGGTAACGGTACAGTTCCTCTTCGCAGGCTCAAGACTAGCGTGAGAACAATTGCGAATACCGCGACCAACCACCTGCTCCAGCTTATTCAAGTGGTACCAGCTGTCATATACGAACACCTCTCTTACATATTTCAAGTCCAGACCTTCGCCCGCCACCTGCGAACCCAGGATGACTTTCACATCCTGGCCGTATTTATTGGTGGGTGCCCGCGCAGCGTCAATGGATTTGGCGTTCGTGGGAGACAGCTCTTCCGAGCCGGTGAGTAAGACGTATTTTGCCGGCTTGAAGGTGTGCGCTGCCGCTCCGGCCTCTTCGGGCACTTGGCCATGTCCCTGCTCGTGCCGAGGACAGAGCGCGCATTGTCTGCCCTGGGGATGCTGATTGCCCTCGGCCAAGAATCCTATATCGCGATTCCAGCAGGTGTAGCCATTTGCCTCCAAGGCGAGGGCGATACTTAGCGCCCCCGAAGGCACAAAGCGACTGTAGACGAAACAGACACCGCGACTATTATTGAGGCGTTCCAGTAAGACCCGGCACTTGGCACTGTAGGCCGATAGATTGTCATATAAGAGCCAGCTGGCTCCCCTGGCCTCATCCTCGTTGCGGAAATATACGAGTCCACCACGCTTCTCTTTTACAAATGTGCGATCAAATCCGACTTGGCGAATACGGTCCATGAAATCGTCGCCTTCCGAGCCAGGGAATATCCAATTTCCCGCTTGAACTAGGATATCCATGTTCGTAATGCCCATGCCCTCAGCCGAACTCACAATTTCCAGGGACTTTTCCTTGTACATCAGCTCTGCCTCCTCGTCATAATATGCGGCCACGCACGGGAGCTTGATACTCCGCATCCTTTCATCGCCGTGAATATCCACGCCCTTCGGATTTTTGAAGGGCCACTCTGTAATCAGGAGGGGCGATTGGGGCACAAGGCGCAGGGGGAATGTGAGCGGATTCTCGCCACGCATGAATGAGATATAGTGGCCGGCAATACGCCCCAGGACCTTCTCACCACCCTCCACAAACTTCTTCTCTTTTACATTAAACACATCATCTACACGGAGCATGCCAGGATATTTGTCGTTTATGAGCAATAGGTTCAAGAGGAAGATGATCTCTATGAAGCTATTATACATCGGCGTGGCCGTCATCAGCAGAAGAGAAATGCCGTCAGATACTTCCAAGACCCGCTTGAAGAAAGGTGTCAGTTTCTTTCCCGCCTTCGCATCGGCGGAATCACTCGGATTCGCGTCATCGGTAGATTCCTCTTCGCCTTCTAGCGGATTGTCGCGCAAATTGTGCGCCTCGTCCACTATAATGACACGATTGCTGAACTCTTCGCGTAATACAGCGTTCTGCGCATCCACGACCTGCTCTCTTGTCCTACCCTTCGTCGGAACTCCGCTCATAAGTCCGAGAATATGATTATAAAATGAAGTATATCCGAAAAATTCGTAGCGACTGCGCACGGCCTTGCCTATCCTAGATTCTATGGCAGCCTTATTATATTCCGTATATGTGCCTGTGATATCCAAATACGTGTCTCCTGTACAGCCCGAATGTTTATTCGTCTCTCCTTTTACAACCTTGAGCGCCTTCATGTCAAAAATCGTTCTTCGGAATCCTTCCTGGATGTTGGGAGGGGCCACCACATACACTTTCCTTGCGGGGTACTCATGTAAATAGCTCTCGGCCACGGTCACCGCCGCGCACGTCTTGCCCACGCCCACGCCGTGGAACAGAAGCGCCGAGTTGTATGGCGTCCTCGGAGACAGGAATCGGCTCACGAAACGCTGTACGGGCGTAATCTCAAAATCTTCGGCCGTCCTACATTTATCAATGCCCTCGTCCATGGATTCTTTAATAGATTTCTGCTTCGATTCCTGGAACTCCTGCTTCTTAATAAGTTTCATAATAAACTCTGGGTCCTCCAAGTCAGGATATAGTCCGCCCGTGCGCTCATATTCTGCCTGGTCTTCACCAGGAAAGATCTTTTCCTTGATCAATTCCTCCAAGAGTCTATCGCGCTCCGAGAAATCCCAGTCATCACGGCTTTTATCTGTGCCAACCGACCTCCAATCGGCCAGCAATTTCAATTGGTGCGGCGTAATTGCCATCTATATGTAAAGCCGAATTATATTTGACGTTTTAACGGAGGAGCCACGGGGAAAGGGCACAGATTGCGAAAGATGGATGCTGCCTTAAGAAGCACCTCGCGCTTCTCAATATTGTCTTCGCGCAAGTGCTTCATTGCTTCGGCCAAGGAAAACCACTGTAGATCCCCTATTTCACGGCGCATGTGATCGTTATCCTTATTGAACTCCACTTTCACATCATACGGAACCCACACAATATAATACTTGTGGCAATAATGTACATGATTGCTCCCGAAAAACGATTCCACGAGAGGTTCAAGATTCTTAATAGGTATCACATCCGATTCTCTGACACCGGTCTCCTCATACATCTCTCTCATACTACACACATAATCGCTTTCCTGCGCATCCCGCCGGCCCTTCGGAAAGCCCCACTCGGGCGTGGGCGGGGCGGGCGGTGCAGACGCAATGATGTCGGCCACCGTCCAACGTTTCCCGTTCACGTCGGTCACGCCCTGATGAATCTGCTCCCACTTCGCCTTTGCGATCTCGTACTCGTTCTTGTACAGGTGCGAATGATCCAGACCCCACATGCCAGCCCACAGCTTCTCAAACGGGCCGGTGCTGTATTTGGTCCGCTCCTCCTCCGTAATTCCGCCCATATGTAGACGAATATAGTCAATATCTGTCACCTTATAACGACCGCGCATAAGCTCAATAAATCCGAGGCTATCGCGCCGTTGAATGAGGAGAAACTCCATCGGCTGGTTCTCCATGCCCGTTACAAATCCTGGATTATTCGCAAGGGCTGCCGCCACATCAAATTCCCTGTTTGTAGGACGAACCATAATGACACCATAACTTGTTACAGGGGAAATACACTGGCGAAATGCATGACCCTGCCCTCCACAGTTACTACAGATGACATTATTCCTCTGTCTATCCATTCTTCCTTCAAAGACATGACGAGCGTTTTTTAGACCATTAATCTCCCGATTATACAATAGAATGCATATCCCTCCTGAAACCTGGGGGCCATTTTTCTGGCACACGATACATATCGTGGCGCTCGGATATCCTATGAAACCATCCCACGCCCATAAAAAAGCCGCCAGGGATTTCTTTGAAAGCATGAAATTTTTGATTCCTTGCCCTATTTGCAAAGATCACTATAATGCGCATATAGAGAAATATCCTATTACACCCCACCTAGACAATCGCACCGACCTATTCCGCTGGACGATTCTACTTCACAACGAAGTCAACAAAATCCTGAAAAAACCGGAATTCACGGAAACGCAGGCAATCCAGTATTATTCTCGTCTGGGCCAAAGAGGCAGATCGCCTGTATATACGCCAAACGACTTCTTGGAGGCCGATTATGCGGCGTTCTTGCGCGGCCTAGGGATTGGCATAGGAATTACACTGGCCGTTGGCGGAACTTTCTGGCTCATGGAGAAATCTTAGAGCGACTTAGCAGATGGAGCTCCAGAAGTTCCCCCCAGATATTTACAAGGGGTTTGAACCCAAGGAGAAAAAGCCCTTGCGCAAAGAGGCGAAAAAGATCGTGGTGAAACCTGTGTTGACCGCCGAACAAATGGTGGCCCTAGAAGGTACGCATTTTAATGACGCGCAAAAGGGTAAGGTGCGCCGTGATAGCCAGGGAAACATTAAGGTGAATATTCAAGGCAAAGACAACTCTGTCTACATCATCTTTGACACAGATGTAGATATTTATGCGGAAAAGGACGGGAAAGAAGTGCTCCTCGCCAAACTCCGTAAACAGGTCATAGACCCCGCCACTATTAAAATCGGCTGGGAAGGATTCTGGATTACGGCCGCGCCGTCAAGGAACCGCGGGGCAGCAGCGGGCCCGATTGATGTAAAAGGGAAGTACTGGAAGGGAAAAAACCCGACGGATGTCAATGGATGGTCGGCTAAATATAAACTGGACGGGAAGGCTGTGAGCAATATGCGTGTGAATAACAATGTATTTAGCTCTGTGCTCGGGTATTTTGACGCCACGCCCTTTATGAAACTCCCATGTCGCCTTACCTCGTATACGGCCAGGTTCTGGAAATACTATAAACACGGTCTCCCCTTCATTCAAGCCATTGACAACTGCTTCCGAGAGCTTGTCCCGGACCGGTATAAGCTCCAGCGCGCAGCGGCAGAGCAGAAACCCCTTTTACACATAACAGGAACCTCCTTTTCATCTGTCACCGTCAATCGCAATTTTCGGACGGCTCTTCACAAGGATGCGGGGGATTTCAAGGAGGGGTACGGCAATTTATCCGTCATAGAGCGTGGTAAGTACCAGGGCGGATACACCCTCTTCCCCCAGTACGGCGTAGGGTTCAATGTTCGCACGGGCGATTTCTTGGCCATGGATGTCCATGAGTGGCACACAAACACGGAGATGTATGAGTTGCCAGAAGACGCCGAATTCAATAAGACTCTTCCAAGGATTCATAGGGACGATCTGGAAACGGGTACACTTGGTGCCGAAAAACCTTATACCCGTGTAAGCTTTGTGTGTTACTTGCGCGAAAAGTTGCGCGAATGTAATACTAAGGATACCAATCAGTACTTTAAGAAAATAGGATTTAATCCACGCGCGATGACTCTGAAAACGAAGAAAGAGATGTCCAACAGAAAAACACGGAAAGCTAGACCGACGAACAGTTAGATCATATTTCCGAAATATAAACCTCGCATTCTTAAGTTTTATATTATACGGTAGAGGGGTTATACCATGAGTACTACAAATGAAAGGCCCAGTACAATTGGAGAAATCATTGCGAATCCGGCCAGTCTAGGTGCATCAATTGGTAAGGCATCATCGGATGCATTCGCAAGATTGCCAACAAATCTTACACAGCGGGGTGCTATTGCCGCAGTTCCCGGTTTGATAAAGAACCCCTTACAACGTCCTCTGTTGGCTCCTGCGAAACCTGTTAGAAATTTTTGGCTGTGGCCTTCTTCAACTGCAGCAGCAGTGGTAGCCAAACCCTCTACGCCCTGGCTTTCTTTTTCTGCACTAGCCAAACCCTCTACGCCCTGGCTTTCTTCCTCTACCACTGCGGCAGCAGGAGTAGTAAGACCCTATACCTCCTGGCTTTTTTCTGGAAGAAGTAAACCTTTCAGTGCGCCATTGGATTCCACAAGCGCATATTGGATACAGGTCACATACTATTTTACTCTTTATACATTGCTACTATTCCTAGTACTCGTGGTTATTAATTACACTGTTACACCTATATTCAGTTTCTATCCCGGTTCTCCTGGAGTGATACCCGTCCCCGGTGTAACAAATGATCTTGTTTACTGGAAAGATAAGACACAACCCGCATTTTCTGAACCTGTTCCTAAGAAAGATGATAAACTCTATGGTACTTCCTACGTAAAGATGTTTTCTTTCAGCATTGATTTGTATGTCAGAGAGTTAGCAGCGTCAAATGCCAGCACGCGTCTCATTTTATATAAGGCCAGCGCACCTGTATCGGGCGGAGATAAATCAGGACCTCCTAAAATAGACGCCACGTTCACCGGCGATTCCTTTATAAATTATATGAAAAAACGATCATCGATGATCATGTACTTGACCGACACCAATGACTTGGTTGTAACCTTTTTCTCCGGTTCAAAACAATACAATACCGCTCCTATAAAGAATATTCCTTTATATACTCCATTTCGCATTACCCTCGTCGTGGAAGACAAGATGTTTACTATATATTTAAATTCTAAACAAGTCTTCCAGCGCCTTGTGCCCGAATTAATTACCATGCCTTCTGACGGTAATTCGGGAATGCAGCTCTTTTATTCTTCTCCAGAATGGTCAAATAATCCGAGACACAGTATATACGTACAGAACTTCCATCTATGGTCTAGGCCAATAACATACAAAGAAGTCATTTCTGCGCGCCCTGCTCTGGCACTTGACAAGGATTTCGGTCTAAGTCCCGATGCAGGAACTCCATGCTTTAGCGACAGCTCGTCAATAGTAGCAGCGTCTAAGGCCGTGGCGAATTCTGTAACTGGCCTTTTAAATTAGTCACATACACCATTAGAATGTTCCTAGAAGTTTTTCTATTTGTAGGAGCACTATTATTAATTCTATATCTGTCATTACGTTATGGAAGGTACGTCAAGACACAGTACCAGGGCCCAAATCAAACATATGACCTTTCTATGGCTGGAACAACTGTCCTAACCCCGACAGATTTTACATGGACATTGGCACCGTGTACACTGCGTTTTGCTATTTATGTGGATGCTTCCCCAAAGACAGTTATGACAGTCGATTGTATAGATCACAAGGGAGAAATCCCGGAAAAATTTGCCCCCGACTGTGTGGATTATTCGTATAGACCTTGTAAATGTATGGGCACAGATTGTGGCAGATGCGCTCTAGATTCATCTGACTCTGGGCACATGTCTAAATTGCTTTCTATAGGGGAATATGTACAACTCTGGGCGTCAGGCTATACAAACCAGAACGACAAGCCGTATGTACCGGCACTTCTCAAAATTCGCACCGGCCTAGATTCTGGCCAACATTTCATGGAGGCAATCCCCCTTCCGACGATCCCCCTACAAAAATGGACGATGATCACTATTGTAAAAGAAGGACGGCGGTTTGATGTATACTATGGGGCAAAACTCCAAGTGAGTAAAATGACTACATATCCCCCATTAAATCCCGACTCTGCAAGCCAAAATATTACCATAGGAAATAACAAGTGGGGTGGTTTGATAGGCATGTTCAAAGGTATCAACGGCGCATCATATTCTCCTGAAGTAAAGGCAGATGCCGAGACTATTTTGGATATACGCGGGATACCCTATATTAATGACCCCCTTCCCTGGTCGGCGCTTGTTCTCCCTAAATGCTTTTTAGGAAATTGTACCGGCCTTCCTGATGTAAAACCTCCTAATCAATTTACTGTTTATCAAACAAATTATTCCTAGACGCATTACAGAATGCGTGGTGGAGGATATGGTTCCAATATAATCGGCTTTATTATAGTTATTGTTGTACTCTACTTATTATACGCGCTGTATAACTGGCTCTACGCAACGCAGAACAACACCTCTATAACACAGATTGGCGGATACAATATGCCCATGGGCACAGTGATGAAAGACAATCAGAATATATATTTGAAGAAAACGCAAGATGGACAGACATATGTAGCCTCACAGATTCTCAAAGGATTTACGAACGCTGGACAGTACTCTACATCGATGTGGGTCTACATAATAGACAGCAAGAGTTCTACGGCATCTAAGAGTAAACTCTGTAATCTGCTGGAGATCAACTCCGGCGAAACAACCCGGTTCAATACAATAAAGGCGAAGAGAGGAAATACCCTTCTCTACATTGGCCTCAATCCGAAGAACGCAGCCCTCGTCGTACGTCAGAGCACAATGGACGGCGAAAACACGATTGATAATACACTTGACCAGGCAGATATCTCAAGCCCTTCCAAGAAATATCCTCTTTCCGCCCTAATTAGTTCCTATAACTCCGGCTCTACATACACTGGCAACGACCGCTGCGATATTGTGAATGGCATTGAGTACCAGCGCTGGGTACTTGTATCGACTGTGGCAAATGGTCGCACTTTAGATGTATACATTGACGGTAAACTTGCCCGGTCGTGTGTATACAAGGCTGGATATCTAGGAGGAAATGGAACCGCTACGGGTTATTTAGGCTTGGATAATGACGATAAGCTGAAGGGCTACTTTTCCTTTGTAAATTACTACCAATACGCACTGAGCCCGGAAGAAGTTTGGAGAACGTATCAGACAGGACCCGGCGGTCCTTTCAGTTTGAGTAACTGGTTATCCAGTTATTTCAGTCTTACTTTAACACTCAATGGAAATAAGATGAATGATATGAATCCTTATGAATCTTGTCCTTCGTAACTTCGTAACTTCGTAACTTCGTAACTTCGTAACTTCGTAACTTCGTAATTTCGTAACTTCGTAACTTCGTAACTTCGTAACTTCGTAACTTCGTAACTTCGTAACTTCGTAACATGGTAATTCGTACGGTAAAATAGCTATAGATTGTTAGAATGGAGTTTGCAAGTACAGAAGTATTCCCTCAGATTGTCCTTGTATTGATAATTACAGCGGTAATCTACATACTGTTCATATGCTGTGAACAGGTGTATAAGCTATGGATGAGTTATTCGGCAGTGAAAGTGCCTATTTTAACGGTAACATCCAATTCTTCCTCGGGCCAAAAAACATTCTTACAGGATCCCAATATGTCAGGTAGCTCGGCATATTTACCTCTCCTCCTCTCCGAGAATCAGCTCACTGGCATAGAGTTTTCTTATACTACATTTATCTATATACACCCCGACTCAGACGACGGCACGAATACATTCAAGACAATCTTTTATAAGGGCTATGAGACGAGTCCCTTTCCTCTTCTAGGCCCCGGTGTATTCGTAAGCGCTGCCAACTCCACCAATGCCGCGCCCACTTTGAGAATTGTGATGAATAGCTATGAGTCGTGGTTCAATCATGTTGACGTAGAACAGATCACCTTTGGCAAGTGGTTCCATCTTGCGCTAGTGCTGCGCAAGAACGCCTTGGAAGTATATGTGAACGGCAACCTTACGAAGAAGGCGAGCTTCAAGGGTACACTGCCTTACCAGAACTACCAGCCCCTGGTTCTATTCCCGAACAGTGTGGCCGGCTCCGGCCAAATCCTAACGGCACAGCTCTTTGACAATTCCAGTGGAGGAAACACATCAAAGGAAATGGGCATCCCTCCAGGAGAAAACATGGCGATTAGTGGCAAATTCTCGGGATACATAAGTAATATGTATTATTTCGGATACGCCATCACGTTCTCTGAGATACAGGCAATGATGGTCGTTGGACCGAGTCCCAAGTTTGACTTGACAAATATGGACATACCTCCCTATCTGATTGACAGTTGGTGGACAAATCAGAGAGCCTAAATCTCTTGTGACACAGTCAGAAGAGAATGCCGGGCGGTGGATTAGTATCTCTTGTAGCCTACGGCGCTCAAAATGTGATCCTATCGGGCAACCCCGATATGACCTATTTTTACAAGACATTCAAGAAGTATACGCACTTTTCCCAGGAAACCGTGTCCAAGAAAATGGACGGTATTACGGATTATCCGTATGACCAGACAGTGCAGATAAAAGCGCGTGTAGATCGCGTGGGAGATCTGGTGAGCGACATGTATTTCTCCTTTGAGATTCCAGCTATATACAGCAAGTTCCGCCCTACTGATTTCACTAATGGGCCGGCAACTCAGACGCAGTTCCAGTGGGTTCGCTATCTAGGCGCGGCAGCCATTCAGTCCGTACACATCACCTGTGGTCCGAATAAGATCCAGGAATTCACCGGTGAGTATCTCATGTCCAGGGCGCTGATTGACTATCCGAAGGACAAGTTTGAGAAATGGCAACAACTCGTGGGTGATGTGCCAGAACTCTACGACCCGGCAAATGGTCTCTACGGTAATCCTACAGTGACGGGCGGTGAATACCCTACTGTCTATCAAGATGAGACTCTTCCCGCTGGAGCACAAACGAATGTCCCCTCCATTTCTGCCTACACGGTCTATGTTCCCCTGCCCTTCTGGTTCACGGAAGAAGGTTCTGCGCTCCCCCTCATAGGTCTACAGTACTATACAGTGGATATCACCATTAATTTGAATCCGGCGCAACAACTTTACACCCTCATGGACGCTTCTGGCAATCGCATGGCCCCCGGTTTCCGCGTGGCTCCCTCAGCAGACAACATAAGCATACAGAGGAATATCCCCGAATATACGCCAGTAACAAATGACAGCCATGAGATACGCAACTTCTTCACGGATATTGGTCAGACAGTCCCCCAACTGAATAGTTGGTCCTATAATCCGACCTTACACACTACGTATGTATTTCTTCCAGAGTCCGAGCAAAAGATATTTGCCACGACGCCTCTTGTATACCTGATACGACAGATTACGCGTGTCTCATTCCCCGAGGTCCTATCGAACCAACTCCTTTTACTCGATATTCACAACCCTATTACACGTATCCTAATGCTTCCCAGACGTTCTGATTCACTGATATACCGCAACAATGCGTACAATTTCACGAATTGGTGGAACTGGCCTACAAGGCCAAAAATACCGACAAATGTCCCGAGCAATAGCCCTTTCGTGGAGATGGAAAATGCCACGGGCCTTGTTGTCCCCGCGGGGCAAATAGATATCATACGCGCCCTGCGTATTCTGGCGAATGGCAATGAACTCCAGGAATCCAAGCCAACCTCCTTTTACACAAACCTCACGTCGTGGAGAGCATTGGATGGCGGGGCGAATCGCAGAATACCCGTATATTCCTTTGAACTTCATAGTCCTACGAGCCAGCCCTCAGGTTCCGTCAATAGCAGTGTGATTCGTAAATTCCAGATAGATCTACAAGTATACCCTCTACCCCCCAATACTACGTATGTCTATAGCATAAATTGCTACGTGGAAAATATAAATTTCTTTATTGTCGAGTCAGGCATGGGCGATTTGAAGTATGCCTTATAATCAGAAGAGGAATGGATTATACAGTTGTTATTCCTTCTTACAAGAGGGCAGAAACATGCCGCGATAAGACACTCGCCGTTCTCCATGAATATAAGATTCCTGCAGAGCGTATTGTGGTTGTGGTGGCTGATGCCCAAGAAGAGGCACTGTATAAGGAGACTCTCAAGCCAGGCACATATGGTAAAATCCGCGTGGGTCTTCCTGGAGTGGCCAGTGTACGCAATTGGATATTCAATAACTTCCCAAAAGGCGAAAAGCTCGTGTGTTGCGATGACGATATTCGTGGCTTCATTGAATACACGCCCAAGACGAAACGCCATGAACAACGCCTTCGTAGCTTGAAAGCAATTATTCAAAGGGGATTTAAGGAATGTGAAAAGGCTGGGGCCTCATTATGGGGAGTGTATCCAAGCGCAAATGGCTATTTCATGAAAGCCACGGTATCTACGGAGCTGAAATTTATTATTGGAAGTTTCTGGGGTTGTATTAACCCTGGCAAAGATATACAGGTGGAGCGAGGCGAGAAGGACGACTATGAGCGGTCTATTAAGTTTTATATACAGGATGGATCTGTAGTCCGGCTGAACTTTGTATCTCCGAAAACCGCCTATTACAAGGAACCAGGGGGTATGCAGACACGCAAGAATCGTCACAAACTTCAGTTGGCGGCGGTCAAGGCACTTTCCAAGAAATATCCCAAGTTCGTTAAGGTAAATACTACACGCAAATCTGGATTCCCAGAGATACTCTTGTCTGATAGGGTAAAAAATTAATATATTCTGCTAGACAGAAGTATGGACTTAGCTTATGACTTAATTCCAATGATACCTGGAGTTACTAATATATTTAATCCTATAGGGACAAATCTTGGTTCTCAACTTAGTTCATCTACGATAGCTTCTGCTATACCGCCTCTGCCTTCTCTGCCTTCTCTGCCTTCTCTGCCTTCTGCTCCTGCTCCTGCTCCTGCTCCTGCTCCTGCTCCTGCTCCTGCTCCTGCTCCTGCTCCTGCTCCTGCTCCTGCTCCTGCT